TCTCTTCCAACAAAATTCAATAGATCAGAGCTTTAAAACAGCATTTTGTAGTCTCTTCCAACAAAATTAAGGATTGCAGAGCTTTAAAACAGCATTTTGTAGGTTCTTCAAACAAGATTAAGGATTGCAGTGCTTTAAAACAGCACAATGTAGGATTTTCCAACAAAATTAAGACTTACAGCATTTTTAAAACAGTATTCTGTAGGTAAGAATTAAGGACTGCATTATGTGAGTATTTTTTTTCAATCGGAATGTTTAACAATTAAAACATAAACAACATGAACGTATATGACTTTGCGCCTGACTTAGATTTGAGTAAGGAGGTAGAAGGTTCTATTTTCGGGGTAAAAGGAATAGAAGGCAGTGATGGAATAGTATATGCTAAGGTAGTTAGCTGTGTAGACGTTAAGGATTACAGTTGTGATAGGTGTATTTTTTATGATTGTTATAAGGATAAATGTTTAGGTGATTATATACCATTTTATACCATAAATGCGAAATGATACATATTTATACGGAAATCCGTACCGGGTTCCACCAAAACCCTCTACCTTCTGGTAACATCGTTACATCAAAGGATTCTTTTTCTGATTTTCTAATGATGTTAAAAGCACCATTAATGTCAGCATTGATGATCTTACCAAACGAGGTTTTAAACAATCCTCGTTTGGTCCTTCTTCCTTTGTAAGATTCATGTTTGCAAATCCGTTCATTATCTAAAAAGCTACATTTTGAAGTATAAGATTCTTCAACGATCTTAACATTGACACCTTCTAACGTAGCTTTGTAAGATATCATTGAGATAAACACATTAAAAGGAATAGAAACAAAGTTCTGATTATTTCGTTTTCCGATATTGATCTCTTGTTTCCAGCATTTGTTATGACCGATTATGATCGTATTAATACCATTGGAAACTACGTGATTAATCAATATCCTACTCGCTTTGTGAAGATAATCTTTGATCTTGTTATTCCTTTTGTTGGTTAATGACCTGATTTGTTTTGAAGTATGTTTATTATCTTTTAATTTAGATTTTAAGAATGCTAATTTTTTGTTATAATACTGGTTGATAGACTTTAGTGGTCTACCATTGATGATAAAACAAGAACCGGTGTTTGAAACACAAGATGCTAAATTATCTAATCCTATGTCGATGCCAAGATAGTTTCCATTATCTGACATAAGATCCTTTTCCTTCTTATTGTAAACAATTTCAAGAACAATATACCCATTCTTAGGAGCGAATCTAAGTTGTTGGATATTTTGTTTATTGGTTCTTGTTGTAAAGGAAAACTGTTTTGGTAACTTAACAATACCTTGTTTTATCCATTTTTGAGAAAAAGCTGTGGTCGTAAAAACAGCAGGAAACAAACCACCTTTGTTAAGATACTTAGGCATTCTTACTTCCTCAGAATACTCACCTCTATTCTTTTTATTAAAGAGATTGAAGAAAGATTTAAAGTTTCTATCAACCATCATCAACACTTGCTGAGCAACCGGTGTTGGTAAAGCACGATAGTCGACATCATTTTCTATTCTTAGTTTCTTTTCGAGAGAATAATAATTGAGATATTTGTACTTTACAGTATTATCATCCTTGTATTGGAAATAGTGTTGTCTAACAACATACAATCCTTTATTGTATAAGTTTTTACACTTATGCAATAGGTCATAAAGTTCATTGTAATAAACAGAACTTTGTTTGATTGTATGTTGTTCAACTAATCTCATGGCACAAATGTAGGAATTATTATTTATATATAAAAATAATTTTTTATATTTTGTGGTGTAAAGCTGTATATAATCACCAATGTTTATTATCGCGTAGTGATAGTTGTATAGATGGAGACTGGTGTTGTAGGTACGAACAGGCTGCCATAGAGGGGGAGTAGGCGGCGCCTTGGGCTAAGGCCTGCGGTTGTAGGTGGAACGTAGGTCGGAGCAGAGCCGGAACAGTTTATTGTGGAACTAAAAAAAAATAAAAAGGAGGAGATAGCGATATGAAAAAGGCATTTAAGATATTTTCTATTATGTTTGTCATAGAAATAGTGTTGATAGCTATTTTAGATGCTATGGCGTAAGTGAGAAAAATTTCTTCATTAATTTTCTTATGCTTTAGACAAAGTGCTCCCGTCTGCGAAGATCGGAGCACTTGCTTTATGGGATTCATGGTGCGGTAGGTCGGTTCGATTCCGGCGATCTCACACAACATTAAAAACAAAGGAGGAAAGAAAATGAAAGATGGTATTACATTACATCCAGAACACGGATTGAATCCGTCTATAGAAGTCTGCATGATATGTGGCGAAGAGATGGGGATTGCTTTATTAGGAAATAACATCAAAGGGCAGGCGCCGCATCATATATGCACGGGAGAAATATGTGACAATTGCAAAAAGATAATAGATGACGGAGGTTGTTTTATTATCGAAGTCGAGGATGGATCAGATCAAAAGAATCCGTATCGCACAGGGAGATATTGTGCGATAAAGAAAGAGGCAGCAAAGAAAATACTTGGACAGGAACATAGTGTTGTGTACATGGAAAAGTCTGCGTACAGTCAAATAATACCACAAAAATAAAGAAAGATATGTTTACAAAAGAAGAGCGATTATTCATTTGGAAAAAGGTATATGAGAATATCGAAAGGTTAGAGGATGGGGATTATATATGCGTCATGTTGAGAAATATAGTATTTAAGTTTTTCAGTACTCCTAAAAAAATAGAATCCTTTTATGGGCTATATTTAGATAAAATGGTGAAAACATATTTCCCGGAATTGGAGGAAAAGAAAAGTATGGCTACAGAACCAGAAGAAGAATGGAGGATATATGGATGGTTTGGCTGTATTAGTCCAGAAACGAAGGAGGTAAGGCTGAATATTGTGAAAGATATTATAAAAGAGTTAGAATAGTATTTTTGTTAATCTATTTTATTCATCAAATTAAGTTTTGGGTTTTGGCATGTCGGTTCGTGAGAATAGGCATGTCTATTTGTGTATCATAGAGGGATGGCGCGGCGTGCCGGTATGTATGTGCCGGTCCTGGTTCGATTCCAGGAATCTCACAAACAATAAAACATAATTATATGGAAGTAATAACATTCGGTCCGAACATGGATTTGTCTTCTAAAAAAGCAGGAGATGTATTTAGATTAAAATTGTATGGCATAGAGTATGATGTCAAAGTAGTTGGTGACGACGAAGATCCTCTTATATCCTGCAAAGATTGTATATTTTTTAACAACTCCGAACGGTGTTCACTCTCAGAATCGCAAGACTGGTGCTTAAAAAAAGCAAGTTGTTTACTGTAAAATAAGACATGATGAGGGAATTTAATGCGAAAGACGCCAATTTCTTATGGCGTCAAATTGGTAGGATTGATGGGGTGATAGAAACTCTGAACCGTACCGAAGGAGAGATGCCGGAATATGAGGAGGAATTAGATTTTGATTTTGATTCTTATTGCAATAAGTTTATTCCTTTTGTACAGGAATGGGCGAATAAGGTGGGCGAACGCCTTTATGAATATGGTGTGAATAACATAAAGGTAATATCGGTCGGACATCCAAAAGATCACAATTATGGTACTGATTGGATGGAGGTAGAGGTGGAGTTCTGTGATAGGTGGCGACAGGCGATGTTATCCAACATTGGTAAGATAATCGACGATGATAAGTGTAGAAAATATGCTGAGGTAAATTATAAATCAGTTCAGGGCTACATATTTTTCGGACCTGAAAATCTAAAGGAGTTTGAGAAAGAGATAATAGAAAAGAGTCCAGGTTCAGGATATGATCCAGCAGTGCTATTAAATATGTATCTATCTTTGGCTTTTGTAAAAGAATTTGGGTTCGTAGCTGAAGATGCGTGGTATGATGTAGTGGCGAACGCCTTCTATTATCTACAATATCATAATTTCGCAACAACAGAAATGCTTATACCAGAAGGTTCGGAATATTTATTCAATGACGTGCATACAGCAGAAGCCGACGAATTATATCACCATGTTTTGGATAAATACGGATGGGCGTGGCGTGATCCGAAATATAAGTCAGAAACAGAATTATGCGCGATGTTAAAATGGGCAAAAGAAAAAGGCTTGACCATTGAAGAGTTAAGTATTTAATTGTTAAACATAAGGCAGTAGTGGTGCGTGAGTATAGGTGCTGCCGTTAAAATATTTTATAAGATGAAAAAAGAAGAGATTCAAACTATTTTATACACAATCAAAGAAGGAGACAGTATTAAGATCAAAGTACAAGACAAAAGTGAAGAGATAAGACTGCGGGATCATGTAAGAAGAGTACAGAAATACGGATACAGATTTTGTTTGTCTCATTTACATGATGGAATTTTCTATCTGGAAAAGTTAAAAGAAGGGGATAAGGATAAATACTATAGAGTAATAAACAGAGGAAATGGAAAGACCGGAGTATAACAAGCTACGTAAAATGGCTAAGACTACTCCAGGTCTGATATTGGACGAGGTGCAAAACATGATGCGTGTATCGCTATACGATAATGGGGAACTTAAGAAGGTGGTAGTAGTAATGAAATGCGATTCTTTTTTACAGTCAAAAAGTAACATAGAAAAGATAATGTTATTATCATTTTCTATAGAAGATAGAAAAAACAAAGAAAAAAATAAAACAAAATCAGAAAATGAACAGAATAACAAAAATAAGAGAAGAAATAGGAGGAAAACAGGTTGATTTGACCTTTTACGGGCGCTTTTGCAGCCTTATCGAAGGTGATAGGAAGATAATACTAAGGGCGATAAAAAACGGTCGTAAAAAAGGCGTAATCGGAGCCATTCAGCCTGGGAGACATGATAGAATTTGGACCACATGGTCTATTGCTTTTGATGATTTGAAGGTAGGGGATACGGTAGAGTTCAGTACATCTGGAAAATACAATCCCGGATTTCATGCTACGGAAAAGTATGTAGGGTGTGTAGAATGGATAAGGGGATCGGAATGTGCGATAAAAACCGGCAATGGAATAGCAGTAGTATTAATTAAACATGTAGAAAGGGTGGTAAAATAATGGATTTAAGGATGTTTATAGACCTATTTCAGGAGATTGAGGTAGAGAACTTGTTTAAAGCGTTAGATTTATGTATGGAATATGTAAGATTAGATTTACATGTGTTTAATGTAGGAGCTTATGTAACGTGTTCATACAGTAATGATCTTGAATCTCTTTCACAGGCAGAAGGTTGTAATGTGAATATGATAATAGAGGTACCCCACTTATTCGAAGCATTCATGGAATATGCTTCACCGGAAATGAAGTTGTATTATGAAAAACTAACAGAGATAGTATAATATGAAAGAAGAAGTAGAACGGATAAAGAAGTTGGTAGGCATAGATCATAACAGATGGGAGCAACCTTGTACATGTGATAAATGCAAGAACATGTGTAAGGTTCCTTGTATTGGTACACCAAAGGACATAGAAGCTATCATAGATGCAGGATATGCTGACAGGCTAAAAGAGACAATGTGGATGGTGGGGTATCTTGCAGTGAAAGAAAAACCAATAGCGATGATCCAACCAACAGAGAAAGACGGGTGGTGCGCATTCCGCCGGCCGGACGGTCTCTGCGAGCTGCATGACCGAGGACTAAAGCCGACTGAAGGAGTTCTGGCTTCTTGTAAGGTGATTGAAGAAGACAATGTTCCAACATATGAAACGTCTGTACTTAGAGCAGTAGCTCATGAGTGGGTTAAGGTGGAGAACTTCGCAACTATAATGAGGGTCGTTTTTAAATTTTTGCATGAAAATGAACGTAGAAAATAGATTAGATAAAGTGGTTAATATCTTAAAAGAAAAAGGATTTGTAGTATATAGAAAGGGCGGGAAGGAGCCAGGTGTGTTTTACGCTAAAGAAGGTGACAGCCGGATAGGATTCGTTTATCCCAACAACGGATATATATACGACAGGATAAAAATGTGGTCTTTTTCAAGAGTGTATAAACCGCATAAGAAAACCGGATCTTCGTGTTTAATGTGTGTCAGCGACGAATTTACTATAGAAAATGCGATTAAGAACATAGAGGATAGACTGTGGGTAAATTACATAAAAGACGGTAACAGAAAACGACCAGAAGAATACAAAAATATAAGAGAATTTGTTGGTAGCTTCACTAAATTCTACAACTCTGTAGAATTAGTTGAGGTTAAGTAGTTTTCCATGCGAGTTAGTTGCCGGCACTGGTCTGTGAAGATAGGTGCCGTTTTTTTTATTCAAGAAAGGAGGACAAAGATGGAGAAAAGAGATAGAGAGACACCTTACGAGGTAATCATACAGGAAAGAAACAGAGTGGATTTATACGGTAACGTAGTATATTATATCTATTGGTTTGATAAATATGGGAACGATATTACAAACGAATGGAAATTCTGGAGCAAAGGTCCGAAAAAGAAATATGATAGAGTCAATCGTTATCTAACGGATAGTTGGCTGAAGGAATACAGTAAGAATAACAATTTAAAGATAAGTAGAATCAAGGAATGAAAACGATAAAAGTAGACAAAGTGATATTATATTACATGGATCGGGTAGACCCTGACGGGAACCTATACCGGTTCTATGTGTATAAAGGAATGGCATCTGAAATAGAATACTTTTGCACGGAAGAGGCAGGTAATATGACTATACCAATCGGAGAAGGAAAGTATATTGAAATCGTGCCAAGGGAAATAGTGAAAATACCAGTAAGGGGATACAGGAGGCTTGCTGAAAGATGGAATTGTGAAACATGTCAAGGAAAAGGCTGGTATAGGCTTTTTAATTATTTCAAATACAAGCCAGACATATGTTATGTTAAAAACATAGGGCGTGATAAAAATGGAAACACAAGATATGAAATATCATTATTTAATGCCACTATGAATGTGACAAGGTATTTTAATTTGTGGAGAATGAAGCCAGGCAAGCATGCTATGGTAACAAACGAGTATAGAGCGGATATTATAAAAGAAAAATTCGATAATATAAATATAGTGGAATATGGATCTAAATAAATTGTATAAAGAAATAGAAGAAGCAGAGGCCAGTCTGAATGCAAAAAGATTAAAGTACATCAAAGAAGCATTAGCAGAAAACAATGGAATTATAAAGCTAAAATTCAAAGAATTTAAAGAGTTTAAAGAAACTAATGATGCGTTTGACTTTGATGATCAGTTTCCGGTGATAATAGAAATTAATGGGATTCCTATGTTTTTAACGGAGGTGTATGTCAAAAAAAACGATTTTCGTATAGTTCTGCTGGATTATGATGATATGACTTTAGGTGATTATGATAATACAGGGGAAAATGAACAGGTTGCTTATTTTATTAACTATTGTTTAAATCAAGACAAAGATGGGAAAGAGTAGAAAAGATTATGAGAAGTTTCTTAACTCAATATCTCCAGATAGAGACGATGAGGCATGGATCATTGGAGGAAAGAACAGGTATTGCGGTAGAGAGAATTATGGCACTATGATCAAAAGGTACGATCCTATTGGTTTTAATGTAGGGTACAGAGAGTGGGTGAAACAGCCAGAGTAAGACGGCGCCCGCCCTGCCATGAGGTCGGCCTGGCTGTCTGTGGCCAGGGCCGTATATTAGTCAGATAGTGAACGACGAAAACAATACAAATATTTGTTAATCATGAGAGTAGAAGATTTAACGAAGTTTGAAGGGGAATGTCCTATTATAGTAGTATTTAGCACATATATGGATATACGGATTCCTTTAACAAAGAAATGGAAGAAAATCATTAATGAGAAAGAAGATAAACCAAACACATATCATAATAATCTGATTGATTATATTTCAGGACAGATAGAGTTGTCCGGATTCAACATGAAAAGCATCGGGAACCTGTTAATAAAGAAAATAGTTTTCAATGAAAACAATTACTACAGGTATAACAACATAGAAGGATTCCCGATAACTATCAACGATTTGGGATATTGGGATAAAAACAGAGTAAGGCTAAATGAAGATTTTCACACTGTTAGGCTGTTTAATACGGTAAGTGTATATGGATTGATATTTGAATCCATAAAACAAAATAATTTCATTACGCTTGAAAACGATATAATGCAGATCAAGGTTGGAGGAATAACTTACATCTAAAGAAATAAATCATGAAGCTATTATACTTAGTAGAGTCAGGAGAATCAAAAAATGGTTTCTACTCGCCTTTTGCAATTAACGTATATATCATAAAAAACGGCGAAGGTGTGCAGGTTGCTCAAATTGATGATGTGGATATAATAGAATGTGTATAAACGAAGGTAGCATGATAGAAATAATAAGATACAGGCTTCCGGTTTATTGGGCTTGCGCTCTGATAAATGATGATTATACCGGACTGTCTGAAGAAGAAATACAGGAAATAGATGCTTTTTTGAAAAAAGCAGAAGGTTATCCGGTAGATGTAGATTTGGAAACACAAGGGTTTTACCGTTGTAATGACGCAGGAACACTTCCCGGAGAGTGTGCAGATTTTATTTTTCATAAGTGTAATGATTAAACTAAAATAATATGGAAACTACAAACAAACTGTTTTATTCAGGTACAAAATTCTTTACAGAAAATGAAGAAGATTATAGAATAACAGTTAGAATCTCTTTGGATGATGACTGCAAAAATAACATATGCGACTGGAGCATAACAGCCGACGTTGACTGGAAAAACAAGCATGGAAAATATGAGGATTACTTAGGAGGCTGCTGCCACGATGAAGTCGCAAAACATTTTCCGGAATTAGCGAAATTCATATCGTTGCATCTTTGTAACCATTATGGTGCTCCTATGCATCCGGTAGAAAATGGCATATATCACGTTAGAAGAAGTGGTATGTCTGTGGCAATGGAGTATTTGCGTATATCAGAACAAGAATGCGTAGAATTATATATAGCTTCTGAGGATGAGCTGTATTTCAAGTATCTACTTTTCAGTCTTGGAATCGTAGATAGATGGAAAAGAGAATCAGAAGAACTTATTGCGGAACTTGAAAAATTGTGTGGCAAGAAATGGGTAAATCCGTATATGCCGGAAAAGGAAAGGTTTACTTTGACATTAACGGACGAGGAACGTTTGCTTGTTGAAGAGCGCATTAAAGCTGGGTATTATTCCGCAGAAAGTATCGAAAAACGTAGGGAAGAGGCTCATAAGGCAAAGATGTTGAAAAAGCGTGCTGAAATTTGTGAGCGATACGATAAGAAAATCAGACAAGCAGAAGCGGAAAAGAAGATAATGCTCTGTGTGTTTGATTATGGATTGCCAATTAATAATGTTATATATTATCCTCACACGAACACTTTGTCTTTCAACTGGAACGGTTATGGAGAAAAAATCACACAGGAAGAGTTTGATGATTTTGTGAATAAGGTAGACCGCTCCAAGTTGCCGGAAGATATTAGGTTTGAACTTAAATAAAATATAGGATATGGAAAGATTGAATTTTGAAACATTGTTTCGTGTTGTAAGATGGGATTACAACCGCTGCTTTAAGGATGAATCACTGGATAAGGATTTGTTCATGGAAAAATACGGGAAAGTTATGGGGGAACATTATTACAACAAGTTTGTCCATGAGTTTAACGGGAATATCATGAAGATGATTGGTTACTTCAGAGGTTCCGAAAAAGAAGGGCAAATCTTCTGCGATATGATAACCGAACGTATTGAAAAATACGAAAAGAGAATGTCATATGATAAAGGTAAGTTAAACAATTAAAAAGATATTTATATGAACAATTCAATGGTCGCTCACTTGTGGGCTCATGAACAAGAAGAATCAGCATCAGGGAGCAATTTCTTCTTTGAAGGTACAAGTATTTATTCTTATGGGCATCACTTTGAAGTCGGGAGAATAGTAAAAAACAAACAAGGGAAGAAAGCATACCTGATAAATGAAGATTATTATTCTGCTACCACGGGCAAACATCAACGCTATGTTCGTAATGCGATACCAATTTGGGCAATGGTTTTCAGTGTAGGGGATAATATATCGGATACTGGTAATATGAGGTTTGTTGCCAGCAAACTGGAATCAATTAAGAAGTCTATTGAAAAATACAAAAGAGCTAAAACAGAATTATCTTATACAGATATTTGGGGCGCTTTTGGGAATATGATGGATTACATTCAGTTCTTTAACATGGGAACTGCTAAGAGTATCCTTGAAAAGAGTGCTAATGATTGGCTTGGAACCAATCATGAATTATCCAAGAGCGAAGATAGTATCAAGCGTAAGCACGTACATGAATTAAAACGCATCTTTCAAATTTTATTGGATCATCAAGGATTAAAAGTGTTAGGGACCGTAAATGTGATTGTTGATGAAGTTTGCGGGGAAGGTACATGGATTAAGTATTCAGAAAGATCTGAAAGATGGAGAAAGGGTGAGGAAGAAAGAGAAAGAATAAAATTAGAGAGATTAAGAAAGGAAGAAGAAGCCCGTCACAAGGATTTTGATGAAAAACTGGAAGAGTGGAAGTCAGGAGAAATCAATTTCTTGAATACACCTTTCTATATTCCCGGTGAAAAACCTAACGCCTGGATTCGTATAAAAGGAAATATTATTGAGACAAGTAAACAGATAAAGATTGGAATAACAGAAGCCAGAAAACTGTGGCGGGCTGTGTCGGCAATGCACCGGGGCGCCGAGTTTCGGCACGGTCTGGTGGAGGACATCACCGGTCACCAGTGGAGTCTAAATCGGTACGAAAACGATTTGCTAACCGCTGGATGTCATAGGATAGCATATAACGAAATGGAGAGAATAGCAAAACAACTGGGATGGGTTTAAGTAACCCATCTTGTTTTATTGATTACATAATTAAAAATAAAAAGATATGGAAAATCCAATTATTGTTCCGTTTGATTTAAATACGGCGAGAAAAATTAAAAGCGGAGAAATAGAAGGTTCAGTATTAATTGGTAATATTAAAATAGAATTTGTATATGAGTCAAAAGACTGTGCAGATCGTTATAATTTACTTTTTGTAAAAAAAGATGAATCTGGGATAAGTGCTATATATGCCGATACAGAAGGTCGTACTTTTTTCAACAACGTTCTGGAATTGGAAGTAGAGGCTGGAGCGTATTTTAAGAAAGGAGATGTATTAATAAGCACGCTTGGGAACCCATTTATATATAATGGTATTATTAATAGAGAAGGAGATATGGGATGCATATATGGTATATCGGCATATGGCGAGATTACATCTGAAGAAGTTCCAATATGGACAAGTGTGTGTGGTGAGGATAAATCCAAGTATGTTAGATTAGCCACAGAGGAAGAGAAAAAATCTTTTGCTGAAAGAATTGCTAATACAGAAAACCTTAAAAAAGCAGGAATAATAAAACAATATCTAAGTGAGTACGAATACTTGCTGACTAAAGAAAAGAAATGCGATTTTAAGCCATTCGATCAAGTCTTGGTGAGAGCAAGCAATTTGGGAAATTGGAATCTACACTTATTTGCCAGAGTAAGAGAAGAAGAATATAAATATGAATGCTTGGGAGGTTTGAGATACAAAGAGTGTATCCCATACCAAGGAAATGAGCATCTTTTAGGAACTAATAAAAGCAAATAAGATCATAGAACAGAGAACAGCAACAATTCCGTTTGATTTAGAAACGGCGAAAAAAATAAACATAGGGGAAATAGCAGGTCGTATTGTGACAGAGAAAGGACAAAATAAAGCAGAAATCGTATATGAAGACAATTCGTCAAGTTGTCCGTTATTGGTTGTAATTCATTCGATTTCTGTATCGGCAGACTGGTTTTCTGCTACAGGAAAAGCACTTAGCAGCGAAAATCGCCTCCTTCTTGAAGTCCCGGAATATACTACGTTTAAAGATGGAGAGGTGTTAAGTAATAAAGATGGTAGCTATATCTTTATTTTAAATACACATGGGAAATATTTAACGTCTTTTTATGCCTCTTTAAATCAAAAAGGTATTCTTAAAATAGAAGATGGTTTATCTGCTTGGGAAAATCAGATAGAAAAATACAGATTTGCCACTGAGTCCGAAAGACAAAAGTTGGTTGACGCATTAAAGGCAAGCAAAGAACCTGAAGCTAAAGAGTATCTGAAACGCTTCTTCGGGATTGAAGAAAAACCGAAATATGAGTTTAAGCCGTTTGATAAAGTGCTGGTAAGAAAAGAAGGAAATAAAAAATGGAATATCAGTTTGTTTGCAAGGGAAATTGTGGACGATTATAATGGATTGCCTTATAAGTACGAATGTTCCAATGGAACATTATGGGATTATTGTATTCATTTTGAGGGTAACGAGCATCTTTTAGGAACTGATGAGGCGCTTTAATGTACGCAAATTGGAGTTGCAAGAATATCTGTCCCCAGATATTTTGAAAATGGAACATATATGAAAATAGAATACATACATAGAGAAATTATGAACGAAGTAATTTTAAGCAACATGTTAGGATGTCAGACATATTGTATATCAGACAGTCCTTCGAATAGATACTGTCTTATTGGACCTATTGAGTGCAATGAGAAGTTAATAGAAGTGTTTAAGAAGGGGATAACAGTAAAACTCAAATACGTGGAAAAACGGGTCCTGGATGCATTTACGGACAACGGAATCGACCTGAGTAATTACACTCATTGTATTATTGTGAAGCGGAATTTTTATCTCGCTTGGTAACGGCAAAACATAAACAATATGAATAATTTTGTAATAGATACTCCAGATAATTTCTGGCAAATAAGATGGCTTGACAAGTATATGGAAGGCCACAAAGGATTCATAGCTGGTGGATGTTTTAAAAATATCCTTTCCGGAGAAAGAGTAAAAGACATTGATATTTTATTTGAAAGTGAAAGCGATTTTCAGGAGGCTATTGATTCGTTCAATGATGAAAAACATCAGAAAGAAGGATGGAAATTTAAGTACAGAAATGAGAAGGCATGTGCGTTCCAGAAAGAGGGAGAAAAGGTATGGGTAGAGTTCATAGAGTCAGAGTTCGGAAAGCCGAAAGAGATTCTTAGGAGCTTCGACTTTACTGTGACAAAAATGGCTTACTATAAGGAGCCCAAATACGAAGAAAAGGAAGATGATTATTTTCCATTCTCATCTGCAAGTATAGTAGCATACGAGTACAAACTACTCTATCATGAGAAATTCTTCGAACATCTTCATATGAAGAGGCTGGTTATTGACGAAAATATCCCTTTTCCAGTAAGTACATGGGAGCGCTCATATCGGTATAAAGGATATGGTTACAATATGTGCCGGGAGACAAAGAAAAAACTTCTACAGGCTATTAAAGGTGTAAACGTAGAGGAGGAAGATGTATCTTTGTACACTACTGGAGGATGGGATTAACCTATAAAACAAAATTGCTTATGAAAACATTAGAACAACTTAAAGAATTAACATCAAAATGTTTAGACGGTAGAGATTTTAACAGACTGGCTAAATTTATCCCATATAACATGATAAAGGATTTCGGTATGGAGCCGAACGAAGAATACAATAACGAAGAAAGGTGGAACAGTACTGTAGTTGAATTTACCAGGGAGAATGTTTTGAAACAGCTTGAAGAAGATGTAAGATTCGGTTTTGAAAAGGCATTAAATCAGAGAGGAATATCAGCCAGTTTAATGTTTGAATGTGTAATGATGTGGAACTACATCCTGGAAGAAGGTCTTGAAGACTGGGATGAGGATGATTATGGATTTTACGGGCTACCTCTATTTAAAGCTACGGCTGTAAAATACGGATGGGATAATCCTATAGGGGAAGACAGCGGGAGAGAAAGAAAATATGATTCACAGTATTAAATGGGCATATCATGAGCACAAGTAAAGAATACAAGGCAGTAAGGAACTGTATATTAAATGAACTTCACCTTACCAAAGAAGATATAATCAAAAACATAGAGCCGTTATTGGAGAAACACGTAAAACGGTACATGGTTAATACATATGGAGGTGACAACCAGATAGAAAACTGGATCAGATGCATGGTGAATGATGAACTCAAACGAAGAGATCATGATTTTGTAAGAAAAGCGTGCGAGAGCGTCATCAGGGATCATGTATTAAATGAGTTGAATATAATCGTAAGATCCAAAAGTGAGAAATGTACATGTGAAAACAGAGTACCATCCGAAGAGGATAAGAAAGAGTCAACTGACGGACTGTATATAATCTACAAAGACGGACATGCAGAGCCGTTTACCGGCGATAACTCCAAAGATTGTGTACGATACATTGGGTTGAAGCACAGATACATGTCATTTGCAATCTCACTGACGGAGCATGATATCATACAATTGCTTGACGATGATAGCCGTGAAGAATCCGGAAGTGGAACATATTACGAACGTGAATGTGATGCGCTGTTTGACATTGACGGACGCGGCAATACGGAACGCCTTGTAACCAGAAATGCAAAATTGAGAAATCTGCTGGAAGATGGCGAGTATATACCATCTCTTGGTCAATTAAATTTAATGGCCCATTATATGGACGAACTAAACAAAGCATTCACTTATGTTTCGGCATCTCCCCTCTCCTCGACGTGGTATTGGTCCAGTACTGAGAGCAGCCAGGCCGTCGCGTGGTACGTGGTCTTCTCCAGTGGCCTCACGGGCACCGGCAACAAGCACATCGGAGACATGGTTCGGGCGGTAATTGATTTTTAAAAAGGATTACAATGATAACATCAGTAAAAATAAAAGACAATACAAAAACTCCTTTTGAATATGCTTCTGACATAGAAGCGTTTGAAAATGGTAGAGAATTTATTTTCAAGCCAGGAGTGAATGTGATTGTAGGAAAAAACGGTAGTGGAAAATCAACTTTGCTTAACATCATATCAATGTATGCGTTATGCGAGAAATCCATGTGTTCTGAAATGCCGACCGAGGCACTGGATTTTCCACCTATATTTGATGATGATGACAAGGTTCTTGATGGGATTGACATATCATCCGATTATGCAGGGAAAGTATTCCGTTTATTACCATCTGCGGAGATGAATCGAGATGGTGTATTGAAAAACATCAGCAATTTAGATTTGTATGTGAGTAATATTCGAAGATCTTATGGAGAGAAAGTGGTGTTATCATTGGAATCACTTTTCAATTTAATGTTCGGTCAAAAGGATTATACGTTTCCAATACAAGATCTTGTAGAATACAAGAAAAAATCAAATGCGTTTTGGATTAAAAGAATTGATAATCTGTTGAAGTATTATAAAAGAAACCGCATAACATTAACAAAAAGCAGTTTTGAATACACGGTTCTCATGGATGAGCCAGACAGGAATCTTGACATTGACAACATAATGCAAATTTATAATGTATTGTCATTCCATAAACCACAAACACAAATTATAGCCATAGTACACAATCCGGCATTGATTTACAAGTTAAGCAAATTAGATTGTGTGAATTTCATAGAGATGACAGAAGGATATCTTAGTAAAACTTGTATATTTATGTCCAATTAAATATTTTCAACAATGAGCTATTTTGTATTAATGGGGAGAAGAATCCCAAAGCAGGCCATAACAGGCTTCAAATTTCAAAATGAAACAGATAACATTCGCCCTTTTCTGTCAATCAGGATAAGGGGAAAGGACGAAATTATACCTTTCAAAGATAAAAAAGGAGATACAGTCTGTAAAAGCGCATCTGTGTTCTGTCTTCTCCGGATTTGTAAAAATAGGCGACTGGTATCTCAAGATGTCGGAAGTTAAGGAGTATAAGCCGGTGACTGCCGAAGATATGAACCCCTATATCTTGTTTAAGACATCTAAGTTCGGAAACATAAAAGTTCGTTTCCCGAAAGATGAAGACATGGATGCCGAATTATTGGTGTTAGATCAACTTTTTGATGTAGAATGAATTATTGATCATATTTTAGAAATCATGACCTGGAAAGAATTGAAAGACAAAATATCCCTTATGACGGAAGAAGAGCAACGACAAGAAGTTGCAGTATGGGGAGAAAATATGAATCTAATGAAAGATTGTTCCTTGGAAAAAACAAACGAGGATATGTACTACAACTCTGAATGGGATTATACTCGTGAAGAGAGCGAATTGGAACCGGAAGACAAGAATGACCCTGATGTACATAAGGTATATGAAGCAGGAATGTATTATATTTATTCAAATTGATTTTAAAAAGATCTGATTATGGCAGCATTAACAACACTAAATATAACGGAAAAGAATGCTAACAACAGTTTATCTGTAACTGCTAAAGTGAATGTCACCAAAGAAGGGGTGTTTACCACTACTTTATCAAAAGAAGATGTGGATAAGATTCATTCTTATGGGATCAAATTACCTACAAACAGATTAGGCAACGAAGGATATTTCAATAGTATAGCACTTTCTGATTTGGAAAGTCAAATCAGGGAAGTCCTGAAGAGATGTTTGAGTTATAAAATAGTAGAAGAAGTGCCTGTTATTAAGTATCAACTGGAAACGAATTGCATGTTTTCCTATGACAAAAACGGAAATATTGTCCCTAACTCCTCTAAGGAATGGACAGGAGGCGATGAAAATGGAAAATGGAGAGATGGAACTTCCCGTTTAGATGCCTTAAACACCCAACCTTTCAGTTTTAGTGTTTATGCAAAACCATTTCTAAAAAGAGTAATTGAATATGGTAATGGAGAGACAAAAGTAGAATACGGCAGGTTAAATACAGAAAAAGGAACTTATGCGCACTGGCTGAATTATGTAACATGCATATCATACAATCGATATAAACCGGTAATGGAAGTGGAATGCAACGAATGCACCTCAAAATTATTCGTTGATATAATCAAGTCTATTTGTAAGATAAGCGAACAAGTTAAGAGTTTTATCAGTCCAGAACAAATAAAAGCAATTGCGGAGTCAAATGAACCGATTTTGCTTTTATCTAACAACTAAAGAGATATGAGTAAGTACGAAACAAGAGCCGGAATAGAATGCACAGAAGAAGAATGCAAGCTAATTGATTCATTTAAGAGGCTTGCCAAAAAATGGAAGAAAGATGGAAAACGATTATGGATATATTCAGCAAGCGGAACATTACATGTAATGATGCATGGAGATACAAACTATAATCCTACACCGGAATTTACGCAATATGGAGGCAGCAACATTGAAAATAGTGTAACTATTATTGATGGCATATTAAATGATGGTGGAGATTGGTAATAATATAAAAAATATCGAATCATGATAACGAAAGAACAAGTTAAAGAAATATTGACAAAAAATCCGGCAG